AAGACCAGCCTAAATATATCTTTCACCCACCAAAAGTGCAACTTCCGTTGTACCCTTACAATGCTACTCCAATAAAAGGTAGAATTATACTTGTAGAAGGTATTTATGACGTTATAAACTTACATGACAAAGGACTTACAAATACTATGTGTTGTTTTGGAGTAAACAATGTTACAGTTGAGAAACTCCAGCTTCTAAAAATGAGAGGAGTAGAACAGATAGATATATTCTATGATCCAGATGAGGCGGGACAAGTAGCCGCAGAAAAAGTTATAGAAATGTGTGAGAAAGAAGGTATGAAACATTATAATATTAGAATACCTGCCGAACTTGGTGATGCTGGAGCCCTTAGTGAGTCTTCAGTCCATAAACTAAAGGAGAATTTATATGGAACAAGCATTTAAAAATGAATTTACTGGAGTCGGATATACTGGACTCCGCAGACCACAAAATATGAGTGGAGAAGAATTAATAGAGTGGGTACTAGAAAATAAAGCTCACATTGATAGTAATACAGGTTGCTGGATATGGGACGGAGTAGTACAAAATAAAGGTCGTCCCACGATTTTTCATGAAGGAAAACAATATTTACTATACAGACTATGTTGGGAAATTTATAATGAAAAACCTTTTCCCAAAGGATTACAAGCAGGACATACATGCGAACACAAAAGTCCTGACCATAAAAGATGTTTTAATCCTCATCATATAAAACCTATGACTCAACAAGAAAATGAGTTATCAAAGCGTAATTTACATTGTGAGGAATATAAAGAAAAACAAAGACAACATCAATTGACAAGAACAACTCCAACGATGCCTGCGGGACTTACACATAGAGAAAGAGTCGATTGGCTTTTAGAAAATGTATATGAAGAAGACGATAATGGTTGTTTTATATATCAAGGACAAAAAGCCACAGATGGGTATGGAAGACGAAATATAAATTATAAAGTAGCTGAAGGAAGTCAATCAGCTGCAACTACTTCAGATGGAAAAAAGAAAGTAGAAATACACAGGTATATTTATTTTGTATTAAATGATTTAGACTATTGCAATCCTCCAAAAGGAATGGTAGTTCATCACACTTGTACAAACAGAGCTTGTGGAAATCCGAACCACTTAGAGTTAGTAACACGTAGCGAAAATCTTAAAGCAACAAGAAGTTATCATGCTAAAACAACTCTTACAGAAGAAGATGTTCAATGTGTATGTTATGCATGGTTAAATGAAAGAAAAGATTTTAATTCTAACGCAGAATTTTTTAGGGAATGGGCAAAAGAATTTGGAGTTACTGCTTCAGCAATTAGTGATATTGTTCATAGACGAAGAAGATGGCAAGATATCGCAACACCTATTCTAGGAGAAAAAAAATAATACTTGACAAAAGGTTAAAAAATTGATATAATATACATTATGAAAATGAAAGTAGCACTAATAGAATCAAAACCAAGCAGAAACAAGTTCTTCGAGCTGTTTAACAATAAGTTTCAGTTCGATTCGTATGTTTTATGCTCTAATCCACAAGTAAAGAAAGTATTGAAACGAGATGTTGATATACAATTTAATCCAGACGATTATGACTGGGTTATTCTTGTTGGGTCTGAGCCACTAAAGTATTACACAAAGATAAACTCTATTACAGAGTATACAGGCCGTGTAGTTGAAGACAAGTTTCTACCAGTAATCAATCCAGCTATGTTAGCGTTCAAACCTGAAGCTAAGAAAAGCTGGGAAGAGTCAAGAGACAATATCATTGCATATATTGCTGGAGACCTTAAACAAGAGAAACTTGGTAGTGATGACATATTTGGTATTACTGACACAGATGAACTAAATAAGTTTTTGCAAGATGCAATTGACCATGAGAATGAATTCATAGCACTTGACTCAGAGACAACAGGATTATATCCTCGTGATGCATATATGTTGGGAATTAGTTTATCTTACAAAAGAAATCATGGTGCATACATATCTACAGACTGTATTGATGAAACATCAGAAAAACTATTACAAGAACTTTTCAATAAGAAAAGAGTAGTCTTTCATAACAGCAAGTTTGATATCGCATTCTTTAGGTATCACTTTGGATTTAAGTTTCCAAACTTTGATGATACTATGCTTATGCACTACACACTTAACGAGAATCCAGGCACTCACGGCCTAAAACAACTCGCACTTAAATTTACTCCATACGGAGATTATGAGAAACCTATGTACGATTGGATAGAAGCCTACAGAAAGCGTAATGGATTACTCAAAAATGACTTCACATGGGACATGATTCCTTTCGATATCATGCAAGAGTACGCTGCTTATGATGCAGTATGTACTTATCTCATTTATGAAGAATTTTTACCTTATATGCAGAAAAACAAGAAATTGGGTAATGTTTACTACAATATTCTATTACCTGCGACAGAGTTTCTACTTGATGTGGAGAGTAATGGTGTTCCCTTTGATAGAGAACGCCTTGTAAAATCTTCGGTGCTGATGCAAGAAGAAATTGATGAAGCAGTATCTAAACTCTATGAATATACAGAAGTAAAGTTATTTGAAAAAGCACAGGGTAAAGACTTCAATCCAAACAGCACAATGCAACTTCGTTCATTGTTGTTTGATTATATTGGATTGAAACCTACTGGCAAGAAAACAGGTACTGGCGCTGACTCAACAGATGCAGAAGTTTTAGGTAAACTAGCGGAAGAACACCCCGTACCACAACTGATTCTTGACATTAGACAAAAGGTTAAAATCAAATCTACTTACCTAGATAAGATTATTCCTGCGCTAGATAGAGACGAAAGATTAAGAACTGGGTTTAATTTACACGGTACAACATCAGGTCGTCTCTCCTCTAGTGGTAAAATGAATATGCAACAGATTCCAAGAGACAATCCAATCGTTAAAGGTTGTATCAAAGCTAAGCCAGGCAAGAAAATCGTTGCTATGGACTTAACAACCGCAGAGGTATACTGTGCTGCGATTCTCGCAGGAGATTTAGCTTTGCAAAAAGTATTCCAAGATGGCGGTAACTTTCATAGTAATATTGCTAAGTTAGTTTTCAATCTACCTTGTGAAGTTGATGATGTTGCAGAGTACTATTCTACTGAAAGACAAATGGCAAAAGCTGTTACTTTTGGTATTATGTATGGTGCGGGACCAAAGAAGATCAGTGAACAAGTTACAAAAGATAGTGGCACTTACTTTAGCACAAGTCAAGCTAAAGAAGTTATCGAAGATTACTTCAAGCAGTTTCATAAACTGAAGAAGTGGTTAGATGATTGTAAGAAACTTATCGAAAAACAAACTTACATATATTCTTTCTTTGGTAGAAAGAGAAGATTACCAAATGTACGTTCTACAGACAAAGCAATTGCTGCCCATGAAGTTCGTTCAGGTATCAATTCTCTCGTTCAGTCGGTGGCGTCTGATGTTAATTTATTAGGCGCTGTCGATGCTCACAAAGAAATCTGTGAACGAGGATATGAGAAGAATATGAAGATTTTTGCTCTAGTTCATGACTCAATACTTGCAGAAGTAGATGATGATTATGTTCAAGAGTATAGTGATATACTTTTAAGAAATGTGCAAAAAGATAGAGGACTTTCAATCCCAGGCTGCCCAATTGGTTGTGACTTCGACGTAGACGAAGACTACTCACTTGGGAAGTTCAAAAAGCAGTATGAATCTTAATGAGATACGCTGGCCTATCTATGTTCTTCACTCAGACGAGATAGAAGAAAGAGATGGCCTACTCTTCTGCGACACTCAAATCGTAGACGATAAAAACATGACTGGCAAAAGTCTTGGACTTCGCAGATTACAAACACCACATAAAAATCTTTACAGATTGAAAGTGATGATAGAAACCTTTACTGAGTTTGTTCATCACAAAGGTCAATTTTATATTGATAGTAATGGCAAATTTTTCCGCTGGGTAAAGAAAACATCATGTAGTGTAATTAGTCATAAAATTGAGAAAACCGAGAAACGGGATATAGCTACACTTGTATGGTGTAAAGATATTCCGTTTCCTTTTGTGGTAAAGAGACCACCTAGTGCATTAATGAAATATGCAAGTATTCTTTATATGAATAATCAACCTGCTATTTTATATTCACTAACAGAAACAAAGCAAAATAAAACTTGGCGTAAAATATGAAAGCAGTATTGAGTAACAGAATATTCATGGAAGTAAATACTTCTCTACAGTCTAAACTCGATGATGAACTTACATATTCTATACCTCCAAGAAATCCATTAGACCCTCCTTTCATTATAAAGAATATGGGCATAGTCCGAAAAGGTTTGATTACCATACCTAGCGGAAGAACGGATTTAATACCAGAGGACTACGAGATAGTCGATAAGCGTGTCGACTCACCAATTGAACCTTTTGACTTTAAGTTTACTTTACGACCTTCGCAACAAACGGTATATGACGATGTCACTGACAGTTGTATAATTAACGCTTGGGTCAGTTGGGGAAAGACATTTACAGCTTTAGCTATCGCAAATAAGCTCCAACAGAAAACATTGATTGTAACTCACACTTTAGCGTTACGATCGCAGTGGGAAAAAGAAGTACAAAAAGTCTTTGGAATTACACCAGGTATCATAGGTAGTGGTAAGTATGAAATTGACTCACCAATTGTAGTGGGTAATGTACAAACTCTTTACCGTAGAATGTCGGATATTGATTCCGTTTTTGGAACTGTTATACTTGACGAAATGCACCATGTATCCAGTCCCACATTTACTCGTATCGTTGATGCTAGTAAAGCAAGGTATAAGATTGGATTAACAGGTACAATGGAACGAAAAGATGGACGTCATGTTATCTTTCGTGACTACTTTAATACAAATGTGTATAAACCACCTAAAGAAAATTACTTAGTACCAAAAGTACATATTCTCAAGTCAGGAATAAGATTCCCTGATGGTGCAAATACACCTTGGGCTTCTCGTATAAATGCAATAGCTTATAACTGGGAGTACCAAAATATGATGGCAGTTCTAGCGGCAAAGTATGCTGCTCGTGGACACAAAGTGCTAGTAGTATCAGATAGAGTAGATTTTCTTAAACAATGTAATAGACTTGTTGGAGAGAACTCTATTTGTGTTACTGGTGATATTCCACATGAAGAAAGACCTGCACTCATAAAACAAATTTTTGGAGACAAAGATGTTCTATTTGGAACACAAAGTATATTTTCTGAAGGAATATCATTAGATTGTCTGAGTTGTATAATTTTAGCAACTCCTATTAATAACGAACCCCTACTTACACAGCTTGTAGGACGTATCATTAGAATACACGAAGACAAGCCTCAACCAATCATAGTAGATATTCATTTGGTCGGTAAAACAGCAAGTCGTCAGGCAAATGCGAGAATGGGGTATTACATGAAACAAGGTTATGAAGTTGAGACGATATAAGCATGGAAAAATACTTCTTGACATATGGTTAAATATTTGATATAATGATACTCTATAATTGGAAAAAGATACTAAAAGAGACGAATGGAAAAGTTAGTGATATAGTTGCTATACTTTATATTCTGACTTATAAAAAAGAACCTCCAATCAATAGAAAGGATAGAAGGTTCAAGTTTTGGCAAAAAAGCTTTCATGGAGATAGCTTTTTGGTTAATCCTGAGCCTTTGCTTATTCAAAGAACTAGATATTCAGACGTGGAGATTGCGCAGTATGCAGGTATCGCTTCACTCCGCAATGTATTTGAATATCGAAGTAGAAAAGATACCACACTGGACTTGCTGGTCTATACAGGAAAGCAAGATATATTAACAAAAAACAGACTACTTCGAGTAGAGAATGGTAGAATCCATTTTAAATTTGAAGAAGTTACTAAAGGAGAAATGCAATGGCATTAACATTTAATAAACTAAAGGGCGAAGCCCAAAAAGGTAAAATCGAATCCTACACATATGTAGAAGGAGATAATACAGTACGTTTAGTTGGTGATGTATGCGCAAGATACGTTTACTGGCTAAAAGGAGAGAATGATAAGAATGTTCCTTTCGAATGTCTATCTTTTGATAGAGAAAAGGAAGCATTTACAAATCTTGAGAAAGATTGGGTAAGAGAATACTACCCAGATATGAAATGCACATGGTCATACGCTATTCAGTGTATACATGGTGGTAAAGTAAAAGTTCTTAATCTTAAAAAGAAATTACTTGAGCAAATCATATTAGCAGCTGAAGATTTAGGCGATCCTGCCGACCCA